TTCATGCGCCTAGCTAAAACCATTAAAAACAAATCAAATCAAAATTTAACAATATGAGTTATGCAGGTAATACAACAGTCGAACTTCGGAAACCTCGTAAGAGTACCTTCGACTTATCACATCAAAAACGGCTTTCAACGCGTATGGGTAGACTCACTCCTGTTCTTACGCTCGAGGCATTACCAGGCGACAAATTTAACGGGTCAAGCGAAATACTACTTCGCCTCGCGCCCCTTCTGGCGCCTATCTACGACCAAATTATTCTGTACGTCCACTTCTTTTTCGTTCCTACCCGTCTGTTATGGACGGAGAGCGAGACCTTCTTCACTGGAGGGCGTCTTGGTACCGGTGTGGAGCCCGTTACCGCCCCAATCCCTCCGTTCGTTGATCTCAAAAAACTCATAGATTCTGGTAATTTAATCCAGAGTCAACTTGCTGACTATCTCGGTGTCCCTATCGTACCGCTATCAGGAGAAACAGCAGCCGACTATGATGGTCTATCCATTGATGTACTTCCGTTCTTAGCCTATACACGTTGCTGTACTGACTACTATCGTGATCGCAATTATGTGGCAGATACTGTACTCGCAACTCCAATAGGTAGCGGTGAACTCGACCCAACAGTCGGGGATAATGCCGATTTCTTCGTATGGCAATCACGTGACTGGATGAAAAACTACTTTACTGCCGCTCTTCCCTTCACACAACGAGGCGTTGAAGTACTTATGCCACTCGATGGCACCGGAACCGTATCTTATTTGGACACTTCCATTGTTCGCAAATCTGACGGCACGCCCCCTACGGATGACTTCACTCTAATCGGTATCGATGGCTTAGCGGCCGACACACTGTTACGTATCGAAAAACCTTCCGCTGCTGGCGCAGGTAATCAAGGACGTATCGAAAACATAGACGAAGTCGAAATCACTACTTCTAACGTCTCTATAAATGACTTCCGTACTGCTTACGCTTTACAAACATGGCTCGAAAGAAATGCTGTTGGTGGCTCTCGTTACACTGAGGTGATCCAGGCACACTTCGCGGTCCGCCCACAAGACTCACGCCTACAACGCGCTGAATACATCGGTGGCGGTCGTATCCCAGTGAGAATCTCGGAAGTCGTAAATACTGCCTTTTCTCAAAACCAAGACGATGACACAATCCCAGCCGGTAACTTGGCCGGTCACGGAGTAACTTATGGCAATACAAATCGCTTCAACTACTTCGCAACTGAACATGGCTTTATCATGGGCATCATGTCTATCATGAATCCTCCATCTTACTATCAAGGCCTGCCACGTATGTTCAAACGTAAAACAGTGTTTGACTATGCATGGCCGTTACTCGCTAATCTCGGGGAACAAGAGGTTAAAAAGTATGAACTGTATATGAGCGCTGCTAATCTTACTGAAAACGCAGAAGGTGAAGAACCTATGTTCGGCTATCAATCACGCTACGCAGACTGGAAACAAGTTCAAGGGACTAATCACGGTGCATTTCGTACAAGCTTACGCTTTTGGACTCTAACCAATCATTATGCGGGATCTCCAACACTTGGGACTTCATTCGTCAATTATGACGATACACTACAAGATAATATCTTCGCAGTTGGAGGCCAAGACGATAACTTCTGGTGTTACATATCCAATGACGTTAAAGTCAATCGTGCTTTACCTTATTTCGGTACACCTTCAATCATTCAATAACATGAAGACAAAACTAATTCTCTATCCAAAGTTCCAAGCCAAGGGCAAGGACTTCTCCAAAGAAACAATCGTTACGGTCCCTAATCAGGCTATGACAATTGAAACAATAATCAAGCGCTTCACTCGGGGAGAGCGCTTGCCTGTGCAACATGAAGGAAACTACTCTACTAAATTCGGTGACCTTGAGAAACTTAAAAACATGGACATCACCGAGAAAGAGGAAAGAGCTAACGAACTCAGAAACTTCGTAGGTCGTGAAAAGGAATACACCGACCGTATCAAGGCTGATAAAACAGCCAAAATAAAAGCTTCGCGCGAAAAGCGCGAAGCAGACTTAATTAATAAAGTCAAAGGTTCATTAAAACCAGATGAACCAAAACCCTAAAAACAAAAAACCCCTTCGGGGGTTTTTTTTTAACTAAACTAACCGCTCGGATCTCCCGTGGCGACTTGTCGCCATGGGAGATCCGAGCAAGTGAGCCGCCCCTGAAAACATCCAACTAAGGACAACGCTGCGCAGCGAGGCGGACGACAACGGATAACTAAAAGGCGGCAAACACGCGTCAGCATCCCGTGAGGCACGAGCGGGTTAGACAAAGCAGTTCCGACCAGGACCCCAATAAGTGGAACGGCTTCTAGCAAAAGACAAAGGCCGTTTCACCCTCAAAAACTGCATTTGAATACTCGCACGCCAGTGCAAAAAAGAAGTCAAAAAATGCCCGAAGGGCCACCATTATTTTTTGACCGGGTATCGCGACCGAAAGGCAAAAGCTTGCTTTTGCAACCCTTGGCATAGTAGACCCCCTTGATATACTATGCTAACTGACACCAAAGCCAGAAATTTTACTAGCTTTGGGTCATGTCAACACAAAAACAGGCTGTACCAGCTCAAGGAGCTAAAAAGCCACTCCAACTCACTCACGAACAAATGAAGGCATCTCTTACGCGTGATCTCGACACGCTAGCGGCTCTTCTTAACTTTATTCGATCTACGCCCTCCGTGGTCGATCTCATCGCAGAACATGCGGTTGGTATTCAGAATAACATTGTAAACGCTAAACAACAGGCTAATGGCCAATAGTGGAAACGGTAATGGCATGGCAGCCTTTCAAGCTGCCGCAAATGTCGCAGCCCCTATAGTCGGTGGTATCTTCGCAGGCAAACAAAATCGCAGACAAGCACGCTTACAGAACAAACTTAACAAGCAGTTCTTCGACTATCAGAACGCCTACAACACACCTCTCGAGCAACGGAAACGTTGGGAAGAGGCAGACATGAATCCAGCTCTCGCGTATGGTCAAGGCACGCCAGGTAATCAAACCCAGGCTCAGCAAGCGGTATCCCCAGATCTTCCCGACTGGGCCGCCATACTAGGACAAAGTGTTAATAATCTTAACACTACGTTAATGCAACAAACTCAACGTAATCTAATTGAGTCTAACACTGAAAAGGTTAAAGCTCAAACTACTACTGAGAGTATAAAGCAGAGCGTTATGTCTTCAAACCCAATTCTCCGTTCTGATTTCGTTCAAGCAACTATTGAACGTATGCAGGCCGAAGCAAAGCTGAAAGGTACTGAAGCTAAACTAATGACTCAAACACAGTGGGTAAGTGACAATGGTTCGTTTCAGATCACTACTCGTATGCAAGAGAAAATAGATAGCGAGATCAATTTGCTCAAGCAACGCTTTAAACTCGGTTCTCTCGACCAGAATATTAAAGGCGAGATTCTCAACTCTAAGGAAATGCAAAATGCAATCTTAGAGGTTCAAAAAAAGTTCATGACAGAGTTTGACTTAACTCCCGAAACATGGACACAATTCGTAAAAATTCTCTTAACTAAACTCTTCTAACAATGAAACGTTACTCAAAAAAATCTAGTCACAAAGGCGGCAAACGCAGAGGCGGCAAACGCAGAGGCAAAGGCAAATCAATCAAAACATATCGCATGTCTCGAGGTGGCATTAAATTATGAAGAAGTTCATAGAACATGCTAAGCACATCCGTTTCATGGGTTACTCTAATAAGAAGTACCAACAGCGTATGTTTCTTCTTAATCGAATGTTCGGGACACAGTTCCGCGCTAAAAAGTATGTACCCGGTGAAGGTTATCAGTACGAAATCTTCTAATGGAATGTTTAACGCCATATCATATTCAGGAGAGGGACATCTCAGTTCCCTGCGGGAAGTGTCCGTTCTGTCTAGCCACAAGGAGACAAGACTGGGTTCTTCGTCTCTCGTTAGAGCACAAGTATTCCGAGGCCTCACGCTTCATTACCCTGACGTATTCGGATCGGACTATTTATACAAGAAAAGGCAAGCAGCAACTCGTAACACAACATCTCCAGAAATTCTTCAAGCGGTTGCGAAAAAATGGAAACAAGCTGCGGTATTATGCGGTGGGCGAGTACGGTTCCAAAACGTACAGGCCCCACTACCATATCATCCTATTCGGGGACGTTCCCGAGTCAGAAATCCGAGCAGCTTGGACTTTACCAAACACCCGTATTCCAATCGGTATCGTTCACATTGGAGATGTCACGACTCAATCAATCGCGTACTGCACAAAGTATGTAATTAATCAGCGAGTCAGCGAAATGCGTCACGAGCGTAATCCGCCTTTCTCTGTAATGTCGCGCAGGCCAGCAATTGGCCATAACTATCTAACAAAGGAAATGGTCGAATGGCATAAATCCGACCTGCGCAACTACGTGTTAATCGATGGCGCTAAGCGCCATCTACCACGGTATTACAAACAAAAAATCTTCACCAAACGCGAACAATATGTTATAGCACACAAATCACAAAGAGAGATTCTCGCAGCACTGCGCAAGGAGCTGTTAGAACTCGGTAAACATCACCGTAATCCAATAGAATACCGTGAACAAAAATTCATGCGCCTAGCTAAAACCATTAAAAACAAATCAAATCAAAATTTAACAATATGAGTTATGCAGGTAATACAACAGTCGAACTTCGGAAACCTCGTAAGAGTACCTTCGACTTATCACA